AGAAAGGTACAACCCAACTAGCTACTAAGAAACCTAAGACAGGTGGACTAAAAGGAATTACAACTGGACAAGGTACTAACACTGGCGGTGGTGGTTCTACTGGAGGATCTTATTAATGAAAAACGCACGGCAAAGATACAATGAGTTATCTAGTCACCGTGAACAATTTTTACATGTTGCTTATGAATGTGCGGAGTTAACTATCCCTACATTACTAATGCGTAACGAAGGTGATGCTTTATATCAAAGCTTTCAAACACCTTGGCAATCAGTCGGGGCCAAAGGAGTTACCACGTTGAGCTCGAAGCTCATGCTAGGGCTCCTACCTCCGTCAACCAGTTTTTTTAAACTACAATTAGATGATTCTAAACTAGGTGTAGAGATACCAGCTGAAGCAAAGAGTGAATTAGATTTAAGCTTTGCAAAGATAGAACGAATGATTATGGAAAGTATAGCTGCCTCTACAGATAGAGTACAGATCTTTGCTGCCCTAAAACATTTAGTTGTTACAGGTAATGCTCTACTCTTTATGGGTAAAGAAGGTATGAAAGTATATCCTCTTAACAGGTATGTAGTTGAAAGAGATGGTAATGGTAATGTGGTTGAGATAGTAACTAAAGAAAGAGTCAGTAAAAAACTATTAGGTCTGCCAGAATTAGATGCAGAAAATAGTCCTAACGATGATTCTAAAGGTGACTACAAAGGTACAAAAGATGTTGATGTATATACATGTGTAAAGATGGCAGAAAATGGATGGCGTTGGCATCAAGAAGCTAACGACATGATGTTACCTGACAGTATAGGTAAAGCTCCAAAAGATAAAACTCCTTGGCTACCACTACGTTTTGTGACTGTAGACGGAGAAGATTACGGACGTTCTAGAGTTGAAGAGTTTCTAGGGGACTTAAAATCTTTAGAGGCATTGATGCAAGCTATCGTTGAAGGTAGTGCAGCTGCAGCTAAAGTAGTGTTTACTGTCTCACCCTCTTCTGTAACTAAACCAAGCTCACTTGCTAATGCAGGTAACGGGGCTATCATACAAGGTAGACCAGACGACATTGGTGTAGTTCAAGTAGGTAAAACTGCTGACTTCCAAACTGCATATCAAATGATTAACATGCTAGAGAAGAGATTAGCTGAAGCTTTCCTTGTACTCTCTGTGCGTCAATCAGAAAGAACAACAGCAGAAGAAGTTCGTATGACACAGATGGAATTAGAAAGACAGCTGGGCGGTCTCTTCAGTTTGTTAACGACAGAATTTTTGATACCATATTTAAATCGTAAAATGCACACTCTTACTAGATCTAAAAAGATACCAAGCGTACCTCAAAATTTAGTTAAACCTACTATAGTTGCAGGTATAAATGCACTAGGTAGAGGACAAGACAGAGAAGCATTAGTACAGTTTATAACTACAATCGCCCAGACAATGGGGCCAGACGCTTTGGCTCAGTATCTCAATGCTGATGAAGCTATCAAACGCCTTGCAGCAGCTCAAGGAATTGATATATTAAACCTTGTCAAGAGTATGGATGAACGTAATGCAGAGCAAGAACAAGCTATGCAGGCACAACAGATGCAATCATTAACTGACCAAGCTGGTAAACTAGCTGGTACTCCCTTAATGGATCCATCTAAAAATCCAGAAATACTTGACGCTATGAACCAAGCTGCACCCGCACTACAACCACAGTAATTATGGCAGAAACAATCCGCTACGACACTTCAGATGATCCTGTAGCAGCACAAGCTATTGCAGAGAAAGAAGCTGAGTCTTTAAAAATAGGTGAAGAACTTATAGCCAAGCAAGACAAAAGACTTGCTGGTAAATATAAAACAGCTGAAGAACTAGAAGCTGGTTATCTTGAGTTGCAAAAAAGATTAGGTGACACACCTACTACAGAAACAGATGAACCCGAAACAGAGTATCAATTATATTCTGATGATGGTGCAGTTAACTATGATACTGCAAACGAATTATATGGAGATCAGTTAGGAGACTTATTCAAGTCCAACGATATTGACCCGTTTGCTATGAGTAAACACTTTGAAGAAAATAATGGTACTCTAGATGATACCATGTATGAACAGTTAAACAAAGCTGGTCTAAGTAAAAGTGTTGTAGATAGTTACCTTGAAGGTGTACGTCAGAGCACTGGTTTTAGTCCAGAAACAGCAGCTCCTTATCTTAATGAGGCTGATGTTAATGAGGTTAAGACTATGGCTGGAGGTGAAGACGGTTACAATAATCTTATGGACTGGGCTGGTAAAAATTTAGACCAAGAAGCAGCTAAAGATTATGATGATGTTTTAGCTACAGGTAATAAATCAGCAGTAAAATTTGCAGTTAAAGCACTTATGGGACAATACGAAGATGCAAATGGTAGAGATTCTAAACTTGTAACAGGTAAAGAATCAGCTACGGAAACATATAGAAGTATGGCAGAGGTTGTACGAGATATGAACAAACCAGAATATCAAACTGATGAAGCGTTTAGAGATGATGTCATCAGAAAATTATCCGCATCAAACTTAAAAGTATAGGAGCTAGAAAAATGCCGATGGGAAAAGGAACTTACGGAAGTAAGAAAGGTAGACCTGCTAAGAAAATGAGCAAGGGTATGTCAAAACTACCTAAGTCTGTACAAAAGAAAATCTTAGGTAAAAAGAAAAAGTAATGGCTGCCAAAAAGAAAAGTGTCAGTCTTAAAATGGGTAAGCATAAGTCTCGCTCAGGTGGACTGACAGCAGCTGGTAGGAAAAAATATAACAGAGCTACTGGCTCAAATCTAAAAGCCCCACAACCTCAAGGTGGAGCTCGCAAACGCTCCTTCTGTGCTCGCATGAAAGGAGTCAAAGGGCCAATGAAAAAACCCAACGGCAAGCCAACCCGTAAAGCTTTGGCACTACGTAAATGGAAATGCTAACATGGCTAAACGAGGATTATACGCAAACATTCACGCCAAGCGTAAGCGGATAGCTGCTGGCTCTGGTGAGAAGATGAGGAAGGTCGGGAGTAAAGGTGCTCCCACTGCTAAGAACTTTAAACGTTCAGCAAAGACCGCTAAAAAAAAGAGATAGTTGAAAGATCTCTATATCTACCTCACACTAATAACTAACCTGTTTATTTGCTCAGGCGTGATACGCCACTGGAACAATTTACCAAAACACAATGACACCACTAGACAACATGTTTCCAAACGAAACACCACCAAGACCTATTATGACACATCACAAAAACCACTACTGGCACAATGCCGAAGAGACTAACGGTAGACTAGCCATGATTGGCTTTGTTGCTGCCCTTGGATCTTATATATTTACAGGGAACATAATCCCAGGAATTTTTTAAATGGCTGCAATTACATTATCAAAATCAAAACCAAATACTAATTGGCAGGAATTTTGTAAGTGGGTCACGAGTACAGACAACCGCCTATACGTAGGATGGTTCGGAGTGCTAATGATACCTTGCTTACTAGCTGCTACAACATGCTTTATACTCGCCTTTATTGCTGCACCTCCTGTGGACATAGATGGCATACGTGAACCAGTTTCTGGCTCCTTAATCTATGGAAACAACATCATATCTGGAGCGGTCGTGCCCTCCTCAAACGCAATCGGACTACATTTCTATCCCATCTGGGAAGCAGCAACACTTGACGAATGGCTCTATAACGGAGGGCCATACCAGCTTATCATCTTTCACTTCCTTATCGGTGCAGCATCTTACATGGGACGCCAATGGGAACTTAGTTATAGACTAGGGATGAGACCTTGGATATGCGTAGCTTACTCAGCCCCAGTATCAGCTGCACTTGCAGTATTTCTTGTCTATCCTTTTGGACAGGGGAGCTTCAGTGATGGTATGCCTCTTGGTATTTCTGGTACTTTTAACTTCATGTTTGTATTCCAAGCAGAACACAATATCCTTATGCACCCGTTCCATATGCTCGGTGTTGCTGGGGTATTCGGTGGAGCTCTTTTCGCTGCTATGCACGGAAGTCTGGTTACTTCCTCAATCCTTAAGGAAACAACAGAAGAAGTATCTCAGAACTACGGCTATAAGTTTGGTCAAGAAGACGAGACTTATAACATCGTAGCTGCACACGGTTACTTTGGTAGACTTATATTTCAATATGCTTCTTTCAATAATTCTCGTGCTTTACATTTCTTTCTTGGTGCTTGGCCCGTGGTTGGCATATGGCTCACAAGTATGGGGATCTGCACAATGGCTTTCAATCTTAACGGCTTTAACTTTAACCAGTCAATAGTTGACACTAACGGTAAAGTTATACCTACATGGGCTGATGTCGTTAATAGACAGAACCTCGGAATGGAAGTTATGCACGAAAGAAATGCACACAACTTTCCATTAGACCTAGCGTCTGCTGAATCTACTTCTGTAGCTCTTACAGCACCTGCACTAGGTTAATAGTCACGTCCGTTCATCCCGCAAGGGACGCATGAATCCAAAGCATGGAACGGGGCTTTGGTATATGGAGATTACCATGCAAGTAACTTACGTATATCGTGGCATTGCTTACACAAAATTTGTTAAGTAAGTAAAACGGGGGGGAGCACCTCAGAGTCGGACTCCCCTCTAATTGGTAAAAGCCTCTACGGAGACACCTTTTGCCGTCTGGACGGTAGGGATAGACCTACAAGCAGCTTGAGTCTTAGCTGATATAATTAAGATTCCAACAATTCTAGATCTAGAGACGATAACTAATACCCTACAAATAAATGGCACAACAGTCAACAAATAATCCTAGCTCACAAACCTTTCTGGGTAGGATAAATACTGCGACTAACGCTACAAATAATAGAGATTTGTATCTTAAATTATTTTCGGGCGAGATGTTTACTGGCTTCCAAAGGGAGACCATAGCTAGAGATCTTGTTATGAAGCGTACACTTACCAACGGTAAGAGTTTGCAGTTCATCTATACTGGACGCACAAGTGCGGAATACCACACCCCTGGCAACAGTATATTAGGAAACTCTGACAAAACTCCTCCAATAGCGGAGAAAACAATTACAGTTGATGATCTACTCATCAGTTCTGCATTTGTTTATGAGTTAGATGAGACACTAGCACACTATGAAATGAGAGGAGAAATTTCCAAGAAGATTGGATATGCTCTTGCTCAAAAGTATGATAGACTTATCTTCAGAGCTATAGCAAAAGGTGCTAGACAGGCTTCTCCAGTATCCCTAACAGGATTTGTAGAGCCAGGTGGTACACAAATTCAAGTTGGTGCAGGTTCTGACGCTGACGATGCTCTTGATGATGATAAGCTCGTAACAGCATTTTATGATGCTGCAGCAGCTTTAGATGAAAAAGGAGTTTCTGATGATGGTCGGGTTGCCGTACTAAACCCACGTCAGTACTATTCACTTATAAAAGGTGCAGGTTCTAACGGACTAATTAACAGAGACGTACAAGGTACATCTTTACAAAGCGGAAATGGTGTAATTGAAATTGCAGGTATTCAAATCTACAAGTCAATGAACGCTCCATTCTTCTCTAAGTATGGTACTAAGTATG